ACTGTGATCAAATTCAACTTCTTCAACTGCTGATCTATTCAGCTGCGATGCTGTGACCATCAACACGCCTAGTTCTTTACTCAAGTTACGCAGTTCTTCACTTACATATTTGTCTTTCACAAACAAATCATTGGGGCTGACCTTGGCACTCACAGGCATCAACAGATCCAAGTAGTCAATCATCATAAAGTCTACAACACGACCAGTTTGTATTTGATATTCTTTAAGAAATGCGCGAATGTCATTGATGTTGCTCTGTGCCGGCAGTGCCTTGACTTGATAGCTGCCGGCTTTTTTGCCCACCATTTTCACTTTCAGCGCCGCTGTTTCTTTTTCTTTGCGTATGTCCTTGGTACTCATATTGGTAAGCATGGCCGCTGTACGCAGTCCAGTTAGCTCTTCACTAAGTTCTAAAGTAACATACACACCATGCAGTCCTGCCTGCACCCAATTAAGTGCAATGTTCATCATAACCAAACTCTTACCTGAACCTGATCCGCCTGCAAAGATATTGAGTTCACCGCGACTGAAACCGCCGTACATGATTTTGTCCAGTTGTGGCCAGCCTGTGCTGACCTGTCCACCTGAGTCAAAGTATCTTGTGATCATGCCCTCTGGATCAGCCCAAAAATCCATGCCAAGATCTTTGGTCAAGCTGATCTGCACAGCATCCTTGATCAATTTCTCCACAGGATCAAATGTGCCTTTTTCTAACAAGTCAGCTGCTTTTAGGATCGCACGTTCTAGTTCTTGCCGCTTGGTGAATTTTTCAAACTCCTCAAGAAACCATTCATAGTGACCATCATTGAGTTCATCTATATGATTTAATTTTATACCTGTGACAGCCGCAACCTGCGCTCGATCTGGCATGGTCTTGTGATCGTCTGTGTGTTTTTTAATAAACTCAGCAGCAGGTTGTAGACTCCGATCAAAATTTGCTGAGTTATAGATGTTCTGCACACGCACATAGCTAGTGGCGTCTTGCAGCATCATTTCTAAAAACAATCTTTGTATTTCAACTCCGTAATCTTTTACCACAATGCGCTCCTAATAATATTTGCCGAGTTGCAAACTCTGTCGCCAATTGGTTCCGCGACGTTGATCTATGTTGTCAAGTTCCTGTAACCAATGTGTTTCACCTTCATGCCCAGTATCTAAGTAATTACACACAGTTGTGGCCTCAGGATAGTTTTGCAAGATTTTAAGTGCTGCTTGCTTAACACGGTCTGACAGTAACCTCATGTCAAAGTTGGTTACAAATTGTATACAAAAATCACTGCTGTCGCCCTCGCGATTAATTTTTAAATTTGCATTAAACCAATCAATTACTTTTGATAATTCTAACACGTTGTGTCCACCCACAGACACATTGAATCCAAATACAACGTTACTGGGCAATTCATCTCGCATACGCAAAAGATTTTGTTGTGTTTGCTGCCAATTCGCAGGATATCTGATGTATTCAAACGCTGTTTCAGTAGCATCAATGCTGAAGAAAACTTTTACCAGTTTTGATCTTTCCCAAAGTTTTATCATACTGTCACTGGGCCACAGTGTTCCATTGCTATTATAACTGATAAACATGTCGTGGAATTGATTTGTTTTATCTAAACGCTGTATTAAATTGACTTGATCATCATTTAAAAAAGGTTCTCCGCCATTGAAATGTACTCTGCGTACATTAGACAAGTCTAGTTGATCAAGAATGTTGTTACGACTTTGAAAAGACCTACCTAATGTAGCCAGATCTTTTTTGTTTAGGTTTAACTCTTTGGCCCAAGTACTACTGTTTTTTGGTCCGCACATTACACAGCTTAGGTTACATGCCCAGGTACTGCTGTGATCAATTGTTTCAAGCACTACTTCTTCACTAGGGTCAACACCAAAAAATTCAATGCTGCTTTGTCTACGACTTTTTTGTCCAAGATCCTCCATGGTCCAGCAAAGTCTACATTCTTCTGCTCTTTCGCCGCGACTGAACTTTTCTCGTATGTTGTTCAGCGTTTTGCTTTTAGCAAAGTCAAAGTCTGCGCTGGATTCTAATCCGCCATGCGCTTGACAACAAGGGGCCACGAACAGTTGATCATCATTGTGACGATCAACAAATATTCCTCGGTATACTTCAGGGCACCAGTTGTTAGAATTTTTTAGCAATTTGACGTTTTCTTAGTTCAATTTTTACTCTGCTGCTTTCGCGTGACTCAAGTATGCTTATCAGTGTGGCCAATTGACCATACTTTATCACAGCATCATTGATGTCTTTGCATCCTTGCCAGTCTGGCATGCTCACAGACCAACCCAGTTCAACAGCACGATCAACTAAGTTTAATCCAGCTGCGTCTTGATCAGGCACCACAATTACTTCTTTACCTAGACTGCGTATTAATTTGACTTGACGATCATTGATTTCTTGATGCAGCACTGCCAGTCCATTGATTGACAATGCGTCAAACACACCTTCGCACACAATCACATACTGCCAATCAGCCCTTTGTAAGTCAGTGCCAAACACATATCCAGGTTGACTATGATGTATGTACTTTGGTGTTTTGTTATCCAAAAATCTTGCACTCCATCCCACAACACGATTATCGTATGTAAATGGTATGGTTACGTGTGGGCGTGTCCAGTGTACGCCATCGTTGCGTATTGCAGTCATGGCCGGGAAGTCTTCTGGCACACAACGATTTCTTAGATACTGCCAGTGCTGTGTGATATCTGTTGTGATTATTTCACTACCGGCAGGAAAGTCATCTATTTCATCAAAATCAATGTCTTGCAGTGTGTTGATTAATTTGGCACGTTCATCTAAAATACCATGTATGCTGCGATGGCGCAGGCTTTCCAAGGTTAACTGATCAATGTCATTGTCATCAACATTGAGCTGTTTGAGTAGTTTTCTTGCTCTTAGACTTACTGGACGTCCAAGTACAAAGCTTGCTGTTGTGGCACAGTTGAAACAATGATAGCTCCAGCCTTGGTCATTGACCTTGATACCACCGCGTCCACGACGATCATCACAACAAGGTGCATTGAAACTTATCCAACCCGAAGGCGTAGTCTTACGCTTCGCAGGAAGATAGTTTAGGATATCCAGCATCCTAGTATTTTACACTGAATTGTGGCTGCAAGCAAGATTACCGGTAAAGAATCTGCGTGATAGCGCCTATGGTGATATTGACATTAGCGGCTTGGCTGGCTGGAGGAGTTGGAACATAGCCAGAACCCGGATTGGTAACAACAATGCTGGTAACCGAACCGCCGGTAATAAAAGCCTGGGCTGTGGCACCGGCACCTACACCACTTATGGTCACAAGTGGCGCAGCAATATACCCAGAACCACCGTTGGTTACTGCAATGCTGGTCACTTGTCCATTTACACATGTTGCAGAAGCAGTGGCCTGCACCCCGCTGATATCACCACCATAGGTATTGATAGCCAATCGTAGCAAGTTATAATAACCAGCCACATTGATATATTTGGTTTTACTCTCAGCATAGTAATTGTTGCTGTCACTGACATCAACCCAGGGACCTTGATAATTTGTAGCTGCTTGTGCTACCACATTACCAGTAAACTTGTCCATTTTCAACGCGAAAGTATGAAAGTCGCTGGTGGGATTGTCAACTTGACTGCTGTACAGTCTTGGTGGTGTATAGGGCTGCGGCGCAGTTTGCGGCAAAGCCCAGTCTGGCCTTCCCGTGCTTACGACTGGAGCAGGGTAAATGTCTGGGCCATATATGGTTGGAATAGTTACATCTTTACTGGGCACAAAGGTTGGTTGCACACTGTCAACAATATTGGCCTGTCCTCGCCCTTGGCTGTTAGCGTCAACATACACAGCCTGTGTGTAGGTGCCCAATGGCTGACTCACTGTGATACTGTAACTAGCTGGTTGAGCATCTAATCCAATTGATTCCGCATCTTTGATCACTAGTCTAGCCCTACCAATCGTGGGACTCAAGAGATCAAGTTGCTTGCTGAACAAAACTGCATCTCCCTCCTGATTCAACAGTTTGAATAAAAATTCAGAACCAGAAATATTAACCGGTTTCTGATCTTGATTGATAAATTCAAAT